TGCAGGGTTCCGGATTGCTCCGGCGTCAAAAACAAGAATAAACGAAAAAACCCCCTTTCGGGGGCTAAGTCGTTACTTCTTTTTCTTGGCCGGAGCCTTCTTTTTAACCTTCTTAGCTAATGCAGAATCGTTCTTTTCGTCCTGGCTTTCAAACTTCTTCTTCTGAGCGGGGGTCATGCCCTTTTCAAACTTCTTGTCATTATGAGCCATTATTTTTTTCCTTTACATGTTGAGCAAGAGCACTTACAGCCCTTGACTGATTTAGCTTTTGTACATTTGCACCCGCATTTAGCGCACATATCTGCTCCTTAGTTGTTTGGTGGGATACCTTCACGAGATTCCCCATAAGCGTACACGTTACGATTACCAAATGGGTCGTAATTGGCATAGGCACTGAACTGGGGATCATTTACTAATTCTTCAGTATTTACCTGCACGCATTGAATTCCAAAAAGGGTGTAATCATTAGTGATGATGCCCTTAGGTAAGATCTGTTTGGGAGTAAACACTTCATTTTTAAATACAATTCTGTCTCGCAAATAGGCATCCGGGTTAGAAGGCAAATATTTAAGCTCCGGTATAGGTAGAGAATCCCCCCCAGATAAACTGCTTCCGTCAATAACGTCCATATTAATAGTTAAGTCTAAAACGTCGGCGTTATAAAAACCACGTTCATTTTGCATAGTCATGCCTTGTGTAAGGGTAGCGTTAATGACGTTTAGGTGATGTGGGCCATCCCACATACGACCGCCGCTGTTGTGACCTACATCGTAAATATCATCTACAACCGTAAGGTCTTCTCTATATAGCCACCACTCAATTTGGTATCCCACCATACGCACTACATCTCTGGTTGTTCCAGCAATGATTGAGCCCCGTTCATGGTTAATATTAAATCTTCCGGCAGGGTATTCTCCGCGCATTAAATGGAGCCACTTCCAGTTACCGGCCCAAAGTTTCCTGTTTCTGGGATGTATTGGGACCCCTGTTGAATATTTGAGGGCATTTCAGTAATGTCTACAATAATTGGGTCACTTAGCAAAATTGCTGCCATACGAGAATCAGTGTAAAACAGCTCTACAACATTATTGTCAATAATAAATGCTAGTTTATATGGGGGTAGGTCATTGCTCATTCTACAGTCTCCTTAAATGAAACTTCTACTTGACCCCACTTATGTAGTGGGCACTCTGCATTTGGAAGTTTTGTTTTTAGGCTCATAACACACCCGCACTCCGAACAATTTCCTGTGGGAAGTAACTTAGGGCACGCTTTGCAAATAGCCATTCTTTTTTCAGCGATTGTTTCTGCAACACGCCCAATGTTCTTATTAAATAAGTCCCAAGGACGTGCCGGACGACTAAATGGATCTTTCATTTTTAGCTCCTATATACTTGCTGAAAAGTTATCAATTGTTGTACCTTGTGCTGCTGATGGATACTTAAGTATACCAACAGAAGTGCCTCTTGCGGGTGATACGGGGGTATAAGACAGGGTAGTGCCCAGTTGAGCAGTATATCCGGTATCCGAGTATGCACTAGCGGTTATTTGGTTTCCTAAAGTAGTTACTTTAGTAGTTAAATGTGGGCTAATCCCCGTGAAGTTTGTTCCTAAATTAATGTCGGAAACGGGGTTTGAAATTACCCCTCCCACAGAAGAAATTAAACGTAAGTAGTAATTATAGGTTGTTGTATACCCTGTTCCAGTACAAGTGGTGTTGGTGCACTGTGTGCACGCGTACCCAGAATAGCAAGCGCAAGTATAAGTTGGGGCCGATCCATTACCGCAAGCACAGGTGTACGTTGCAGCCGAACCGGGCGTACCTGGAGTAGCATTATTGCAAAAACAATTAGAATCTCTATAGTAACAATTTCCATAACAAGTAACATATAAAGTGCCCACATTTAGACAACCCGTACATCCTGCCGGACCGCCACTGGGGCAAGCTCCGGAACACGATGAGCACGTAGTTCCACAATAAACTGAGTGCGCTGTTGAACTGGGGCAAAGACAATTATACGTCCCAGGAGATGCCGGAGTTCCAGGCGTAGCATTGTTGCAACTACAATTCATAGAATCTGGGCTTCCATTTCCGCAAGAACATCCATAGCTAGTAATTTGATAGCAAGTTGTTTGGTAACAACTTTGACATGTGTAGGTATATTGATAAGAAGATGTAATTGAAGTTACAAACGAAACCGCAGCCCACCAGTTATCGGCATCAGTAATCCAAAAAGCAACTCCATTTCCTGGAGTAATTTCAGCTTTAGAGGTAGCATCTTGACTTCCAAAATTTACAGAGGAAATTGGGTAAGTAGATGCAGAATCCTCAGATAGCGCAGAATTAGATCCACCAATACGCCAGTTACCTCTAAGTGTTGTCCAAGGTTGTCCAGTATCTGAAGTGCCTAAGCCATTAAAAGTACTAGATCGGTTAAAAGAATCGGTAATTACTGAAGCAAACCATTGCTTCCAAGTTCCTCCGACTTTAACGTAAGCGGACGTGGCTGTATGCCATGTGCCCGCTACTTTTACTGAAAGTCCAGAGGTAGTCTTCCAGGAATTGCCAACCTTGACTGACCCTGGCATTAGATATACTTAACCCAGATGTCCCCGTCAGATCCTCCAGAAGGATCGCTTGTGCTAACGTAAATATTTCGCACAACGCCGGCAGATGTTGAGGCTGTTGTTACAACGCCATTTGTTTGATCTACTGCACCGATGGCAGCCGTGGTAATACCAAGACTTGCTGGGTTTAGTTGCGGGGAGCCAAAAGCATCCCAAGTATCTGTAGAGGCTGTGTATCTTTTAAGTCCCATTAGTTAACTCCGTAGACTAGTGCTGTACCGCCGGTAAATGTTCCAGAAGAAACAGAAATGGTAATTTTGTTTAGAGCGTTGGTCTGCGTGTATACGCTCGTAGCATTTAAAGTAACTATTGAGTTAGAGGCGTTTGTGTAAAACCCATTTAAAGATCCCCAAGAAAAACTAGCTGTATCTTGAGTATCTAGTAAATCTAAAACCATATGGTTTGTTGTAATTCCAGATTTAAAGTTTGCAAGGCTATACAAGGCTGTGCCTGAAGCATAGTGTGTCACATCATCATTAACCGTGATGTTTACAGTTGTATCGGCAGAGGGTTGAATCCCACGGAATACTATCCGCATATTTTTATACAAAGACAGTACTGAAATGTCTTTAGTAGCAACTCCGGTTAAAGTCGCTGTTGAAATTAGATTTTGACCCGCGTTATTGTAAATGTCCGCGTCTAACCAAACGTCGCCGTTTGTAGGGTATGAGGGCGCCGTGGTACCGATAAATACACGATTACCTTGTAGGTTGTCGGTAAAGTTTACTGCGCCAACTGGTTGGCCGTTACTTGCGGACGCCATTACGCAACCTCAGATCCAAATGCTTGGAAACTTAAGTTTGCAGTAGAAGCTACGACTGTAACAACATCTGTAGGGGCCAAAGTAATTCCCAAAGTATGGGTATTAGTTGTGTACGCCGAAACAGTTGCATCGTAAAAAAGGTATTGTTTGGCTTCAAGGGCAGCTCCGCCTTGACGAATAGCTACGCGATAGGTGGCTGCAGAAGATGCCTTATTGCAGATGGCTAGAGTAGATACGACCGCAGATGCTCCTGTAGGGGCATAGAGGGTAGTTCCACCAGACACGTTAGCTGCCGGGGAAAGCTGTCCTAAAATTTTATATGATGTGGCCAAGGAATTACTCCTTCGAGTAGAAAGCTAGATTAGCTATAAGACGGGGGTCGTTCGGGTTCAATTCTACCGCTTTGGTTCCGTAAGTCAGGGCTTTCTCAAAGTTTCCTAGTCGGTAAGCCGCAATAGCTGCGTAATCCCAGGGGGCTGATCCCCAAGCAAACTCTTCACATAGATAGTCCAATGGTTTTTCAGAAATAGCAATAGCTTTTTCCGCAGCTTGTAAACAAGCCGTCCAAGCTTCATTTTCATACAAAAGTTTAGCTGCGTCTACCAAAGGCTCACGCCTACCAGGATCTTCTTGATGTGCTTTTAGGAACCAATCCCATGCGGTTTGATAGTCTCCTTGTAGTTTGGCTATGTACCGCATAGATGCTGCGCGTTCTGGTTTCCATACCGCTTTAGGCAATGAAAGATGCCGTTTAAATTCTTGTTCGGATTCTTCAAACCTGCCATAAAAAAATAGTTCCCGTGCGTAATAAAAGGCATTTCTATCATCACTGGGGTCTTCTTTTACGGACTGCTCTAATAAGGGTAGGTATTGAGATCTAGGCTTAGTGCTATCAGCATGGTGGTGGATTTCTAATCCAACCCAATTTTGCACTTCGGTAATACGGTCGGTAATCATAACTTCGTGTACTGGATGTTTCCAACGATACCCGTGACGAGAGTGGATTTTATCCCCGCCGTATTGAAGGCCAGGTGTACCGTCTTCTTTCCAGTTCCACGTGTATTTATAACGTGGTCTGGTTGTTTGTGTTGGGACGGAGTTTAACTGCTCCCTCCACCCAGGCACTAAAACTTCGTCGAGATCCAAAGCAATGCAATAATCAATATCGTCAGGGATACAAGCGAGGCTAGCATTACGAGCGTCATCAAATCTCCAAGGTTTAATTGAAATGTCTACTACATGTATGCCAAGGCTTTTAGCAAGGGCAACAGTCCCATCAGTAGAGCCAGTATCAGCAATAAGTAAATAATCAGCTTCTTTAGCGGATTCATACCAGGGCTGTACAAATTGTTCTTCGTTTAGGGCTATTGAATAAACAGCTACCTTCATTGTGCTCCGATTTATTCAGGGTCTGGGTAAGTCGTTTCAAATCCTATCACGTTACCGGAAGCATCTTTAATTTCAAAAGTTTCTGATCCGTCGTCTGCGATTCCTAGACTAGTTCTTGTATCACTCATGTTGTTTTAAACCTTCCCCATATAGCTACTGTACTTGTAGAACTAATTGTAGTGCTAGATGGAAGATCAGTTTGACCTCCAACTACGCCAGTAATTCTAGGGGTTAAAGAACCTAGAGATGCCGGGATCGAGGTGTTAGTTGTATAAACGTTGCCCGGCACTGCCGCCACAACAATAACCCCTAGTGCATAGCGAACTCCGGGAGTTAAAGTGTATGTAGCTGGGTAGCCACCAGAAGTATCAAATACCAAAGTAGCTAAAGAATTAGTAGATCCAAATACAGAAGTAGAAGAAAACGTTTGAGCAACTAGTGTGGCTAAGCCAGTTCCTTCGTTAAAAGTATAGAGACCGAAACGAATAAGGGATGCCCCAGTAGTCGCGGTTCCAGCCGAAGAGATACTAATAGAATTTACGTTTGAACTCCACATCGGACTAAAGAAAGTGAAATAAACGTTTCCGCTAGACAACGTTCCACTTGAGTTTCCTGGGCGTGGTGCAACGTCTACTACAGCCAAACTTTGATTAAGGTTAGCTGCAAGGCTACTAAATGCGTCGCCACCTAGCTTTGCGGAAGTAACGCTCGCATCAGCTAATTTAGCTGTTGTTACATTCGCATCAACAATTTTTGCAGTAGTTACTGAGTTGGTTGCAAGCTTATCTACAGTTACATTTGCATCTGTAATTTTTATTGTTGTTACTGCATTACTAGCTAACTTAGCTGTTGTTACGTTTGCATCTGTAATTTTTGCAGTAGTTACTGTGTTGTCTGTAGGTGTACGAGTATCAGTAAGGCGTGTATCTGATCCGTAAACAACTTGTGTTGTCGAAGCGTTTCCGGTAGCAGGTATGTCTTTAGTAGACGCTGTTCCAAGACCCGTTACCTGCGTATTAGCAATAGAAAGGGAAGATTGGGTAATACCAATTACGGCTGAAGTAGATGTTCCCGTATTAGTAATTGGGCCGGTTACAGAAATAACTCCTGAAGCACCTGTAGGACCAGTAACGTTACTAGGCGCACCGGTTGGGCCGGTAAGGCCTTGAGCACCTGTTGGACCAGTAGGTCCTTGGGGCCCTGTTACGTTGCTTGCAGCTCCAGTTGGTCCCGTTGAACCTTGGGGACCTGTTGGACCTGTTACGGTGGACGGTGCTCCAGTAGGTCCTGT